ATTGGCCTCCTAATTTTGATAACGCTTTTACGTCTTCGTCAACTTCCGCAAGAAATGCGCGGACTTCGCTTTCTAATGTCGCCAGCATATCATCGTCACGCTGCACCCGCTGGATGTAAAGCATAAGATGGTCTGGCATTCGTGGATCGAAACTCACAAAGTCGCACCATTGGCGATCGGCGCAAGCCATCTGCCATTGCATCTGGAGCAGATACTTATGCGCGACCTGATTGCTTTTCAGAGTTTCAATGTGCGTGGCTGAATTAGGGCATTTAATCTCAATGCAGCCATCATCATCGACAAGCCCATCTGGGCTGGCGTGGGAGCCAGTGATCGTCGGGTGCTTATACAGCCCAACTTCAACGACATTGCGTCCAGTAAGGAAGCTATAGGCAATCCGTGCTTCTTCTTCCTTATCAACTCCCCATTGCATAGCTGCACTGCGGATAAAGCCTTCTTCCTGCTGGCCTGTGAGCCGTTCGACCACAAGCTTGGCGCGAAGGTTGGCCCGTGACGCTCCCCAGCCAGATTTAGTCTTGGCTAGGGCGTCTGCAAGTTGGGAAGCGCCAAGGCTTCCACAACGCTCTGCATACCACTCTGGGCTGCGTTGGATAATATCTGCGTCTGTCATGCCAGCTTCTTTTCTAATGCAGCCTTGACTGCATCAAAGCGGGTTTCCTGCAATTCACGCAATGAGCTAATTTTGTAGTGCTTGCAAAGCAAAGCCACTTCGGTGCTGGTCTGATCGACCAAGGCTTGCAATTCTGCAAACTGTTCGTCGCTGATAAACTTAGCCCGTGGCGCTGGTTCGCTCTTGCCTGTGGTGGCGTCCAAAGCGTCATGCTCGACGATGCAAAGGGCTGCTGTCCAAAGGTAGCGGGTGCTATATGTCTCGCAAGCGCCAATGTTTTGTATCTCATGGCAGCCTTTAAGATTGGCTGATCCCATTGGGCTGTGAATGATAATCTGCGTCCCATCCTCAACATCGACAATGTGCATCGACGCTGTGGTTTCAGAAAAGCTAATCACGGCGCACAATCCGACATCGTTAAATATGCGAAGGGCAGGGATTACAAAGTCGCTAAGTTCAAAATATTTGTAACCTGCGAACGTATTATGGCCCGACTTTTTGAGGGGCAATGCGTGGAATGCGATCCGCGCTTCATTAAGTTTTTTATGCACTGGCATTGTGGTTTCTCCTTTTATTTGCCAAAGCCCTTGTAATCAATTCGCATAAGATTAAAAGCGTTTTTTATCACCAACCGAAAGAAAGTTTAATATGACCAATGTAGAGCAAGCCATCGCGGACTTTTATGGCATAGCAAAGGCGCATAAAATCAGGGCATATCAGATAGCGAACGAAGCTGGCCTTACTCGCGTCACGCTGTCTAACTGGAAAAGCAAGCGCAACGAACCGACGCTTGGCGCATGGCTGCTGGCTAATGATGCGCTTGATCGCTTGGTTGAGCAGAAACTAAAGGCATGAGGCGTTTCGGCAAATACCGCGCTGTTAAAGCCAATTGCAGTGCTGGCCATACCCATGACAGCAAGCGAGAGGCGATCAGGTGCAATGAACTGCACGAATTGCAGGCGGATGGCGCAATAAGCGATCTAATCATTCACCCGCAATATTGGTTCGTTATCAATGGTCGCCAGCTTAAACACGCCAATGGTCGGCGCGTCGGTTACAAGTCGGATTTTGAATATACCGAAAATGGAGTGCAGATCACTGAAGATGTGAAGGGTGTTGTCGTCAGGGATTGGCCTCTGCGCCGCGCTGTCTTTATTGCGCTATTCCCGTTTCACCAGTTGCGCGAGACCAAATAAAAAGGGGTGACCGAAGCCACCCCAAGGTTACATTGATAAGGAGGAACCAATCCGCGCAAAATACGCATGGTTTCGGCGCAGGTCAATCACCTGCTAAAAATTCGCTTTTATAAATGCGTTTGTTTGTTTATAGGAGAGCGAGCGGGGAGTGCTGACTAAGGCAAAGAAGCACTCGACCCGCTCTAACAACGCCTAGACACAGGAGGCATCGCTTAATGAGTAATACACGCCACAAATCCGTGACGCAAGGGCTTTCGCAATGAGCGCCCATCACTTTGACCCTGACATAGCTGCACAGGTAGGCTGCAACGCTGCCGTGATTTACCAGAACCTATTTTATTGGGCAGAAAAGAATGCCGCTAACGATAGGCATTTTTATGATGGCCGCTGGTGGACATATAATAGCATTAAAGCATTTGGCGATCTATTCCCTTACCTTACTGGCAAGCAAATACGAACTGCATTAGACAAGCTGGAAAGCAGCGGATTGATTGTTAGCGGATGCTTCAACAAGTCTAATTATGACCGCACAAAATGGTATTCACCGACTTGCCTTAACGAGCAATCCCATTTGCCTAAAAAGGCGAATGAAGCTGCCCAAAAGGGCGAACCAATACCAGATATAAACACAAATAATAAACCAGATAATAAACCTTCTATAAAGATCACGCTTCCCGATTGGCTGCCAATGGATGCTTGGCAGGGTTGGGTGGAGATGCGAAAGCAACGCAAGCGACCATTGACTGACAGGGCAACCGCAAGAGCAATCAATAAACTGGATGTCATAAGAGCCAAAGGCCATGACATCGCAGAACTGCTAGACCGTTCGACAATCAACGGCTGGCTTGATATATACGAACCTAAGGAGACCAATCGTGCAGGAAATAGTGCCAAGCCAACAGAACCAACCAACGCAATGGTCAGAGCCGTTATTGCCAGCCAAGCTAGACGAACTTCTAATGAGCAACGACCTGCCGACGATTGGGCCTAAGTCTGCGGAGACATTGCAGAAGTTTCTGGATGCACCGCGACCGCCCATGCCAGAGCGCGAACAGGTGGACGTTATGATCGCCAAGCTATCACTTGCCACTGCAAACCAAAAGCGCAGCGTGGAAGAAGAAGCGGAGCGGCTGGAACTATACTGGATGACGCTTCGCATTTATCCGCTGGTCGATTTACGCAGCGGATTTCTGAAGTTGCTTCGCACTTGCAAATTCATGCCGACGCCAGCCGAAATTGATAGCGTGGTGCAAGCTGAAGGCTCGGAGCGGAGACGCAGACGATCAAGGGCAAGCCACCTGTTGCAAATACACAAGCGCGACTATGTGCCGCCGCAAGAATATGTCACTGCGGAAGAACTGGCAGAGTTACGGAGCAGCTTGCAAATTGGACAAGGATAGCCACAGCGCAGCCACTAGATTGATGTGCGATCTGATCCGCCTTCAATCTGGTCGGCTGACAATAGATCAGATACGGAAGCATTGGGCCAAGGGCCAATATGTAGGAGCGCCAGAGGCATGGGCCTTAAAAGCGATCGCGCAAGCAAAACGGCAGACATAAAAATGGCCCCACCAGTTAAGGCAGGGCCATTTTTGTTAGATCAATGGATTTTTCATAAAATTAGTTGTCGTATTAAATTTGGGAAAACGCTCATTGAATAAGGCATCAAGAGAATTTTTAAGCTCCGCTAAATTAGCGCAATAATTATCATCCGGCCAAACCCCATTGTTGGTTTTTTCATCAACGAGCCAATAACCATGAAAATTGCCATCTATCGCAATATCAAATTTTTCAGCCTCAATGCGGACACCCATTAACTGTGCACGACGTTGCAAATTATTCAAATTCATTTCAATCTCCAAATTGTCAAAGAGCGAGGCGTGGCCTCGTCAACAGCCTTTTGCTGCTGACATGATCCTTATAGCAAGGTCGCAATATAATGTCAAGAGGTTTTTTCATATGAAATAAAAATGCACTTTAATGAAAAAAACGCTTTACATATAATTTAGCCGATCATAAAAGAGGACATCAGCGAGGGAATAGTCCCGCCAACAAGGAGACTGATCATGGTTAAGTTTCAACCTAATACAACATACTCAACCCGTAGCATTTGCGATTACGACACAATTATCAGCGTTCGTATTGCCAAGCGCACTGAAAAAACAGTTACCGACATTGACGGCAAGCGTTACGGCATCAAGGTATGGGATGGCGTTGAGCAAATTATGCCTTGGGGCCGCTTTTCAATGGCTCCAACCATTAGCGCAGATAAGGGAGTTGCAGCATGAGCCAGAACCTGACAGACCTAGCGCAAGCCGCTATCGACGCACTTAATGCCTATACCGCAGAACGCAACCGGCAGCATAGCGAATGGGTGGCATCAAAATACGCGAAGGCTTTTAATGGCAAGGCGTTTGGAATTAGCGATAAGCAGGAAATAGAATTGCTGACCGCCATTGTTGATTACGACGATGACGCTTCTGGCACACTGCAAGAGTTAATTTGGCAAACGGAGTGGGAATGCGTAGATAACGAAGCAGATTACCGCTACGAAGAAATGCGCTCAAATCAATTATTAGAAGGCTAAGGGGACATAAAATGATTTACGCAGATTTAATTCGCCAGTGGGCTGACGATCGCAACTTGATCAAAGGCAGTGACCTGAAAAGCCAATTTGTCAAACTGATCGAAGAAGCTGGCGAACTAGCTAACTCGATCGCTAAAAAGAATGACATAGAATTTTCGGACGCAATCGGTGATATGTTTGTGGTGCTGACTATCATGGCCGCCCAGAACGGAATGCACATTGAAGATTGCATTGATGGCGCTTGGCAGGAAATCAAAGACCGCAAGGGCAAGATGGTTGACGGAATATGGGTAAAATCTGCTGACTTGACTAAGTGATAGATGGTTGATAATCATCGGCGGTCATTTATGAGGAAAAGTTATGCAGTATTCTGATTTATTTTTTTACGAAGATGGGCAGTTATTCTGGAAAATTAAAAGGCGCGGTTTAATTCATAATCGGCCAGTTGGATCATTAAATAAAAATTACAAATGGATAAAATCAGATTTGTTTCCCAGACAAATAGGCGTTCACAGAGTGATTTGGGAAATGCACAATGGCCCAATTCCGGATGGGATGGTTATAGACCATATCGACCGCAATACATTAAATAATCGCATTGAAAATTTGAGGTTGGCAACAAGAAGCCAAAACTCAATGAACGCTCAAGGAAAATCATCAAAGGTTTCTGGTTTGCCAAAAAACGTATCAGTGGATTGGGTGTATAAAGGCGTGGTGAAATATCGGGCGCAGGTTTGCGTAAATGGTAAAGCGCACAGGCGGGGGAATTTCACCACCATTGCTGACGCAGAATTAGCCGCAAAAGAATTGGTGCGCTTACATCACGGAGAATACGCAATGGTTATGAAGGATGCATGATGTTTAATGATGATCTAA